ACAGCAACAGCAGCTCCAAACGATTACATCGAGCTGGGCACGTCTAGCGAGGCCTTAGGTTATTTGGGCCACATGGACATGCTGAACAAGTTCTTTAAAAACGACCTGAATAACTCAGCAACCGGGCGTATGCGCGGCGAGGTTATTAAGTTCAGGTTAAAAGGACATGCAGAGATACCGTTTTGGCGTTGGGTTTGTTCGTGGGCGATGGCGGTTAGAAAGCCATCGGATCTAGGTTTTGCAGACGATAAATTCATTCTTCCAACATTGCACGAAATAGAACATTTAGTTGAGGTTAATTCGCTTGCCGATGGGATGTTGTTTGCCATGCCGGCGGTAGGTCTAAAAGAACAGCGCGAAGAGCGGCGGAGAAGCGTTGAGGACAGGTGTCAAAAGGTTGCCGATTTGGTAAACCACACCGGACAGCCTGCTAACGTGTGGTGCCATCTTAACGACGAAGGCGATATGTTGGAAAAGTTGATACCCGATGCGGTTCAGGTGTCAGGCAGTGATTCAGACGATGCAAAAGAGGAAAAGCTAACAGCGTTCGCAGAGGGTAAAGCGCGAATCTTAATCACCAAGCCAAAAATCGGAGCGATGGGGTTAAATTTCCAGCACTGTAACCATGCGGTCGTTTTCCCTTCCCACTCGTTCGAGCAGTATTACCAGCTTGTCAGACGTAATTGGCGGTTTGGGCAGCAACGACCAGTGACAGTCGATATTGTTACAACAGAAGGCGAAAGCGGAGTGATGAAGAACCTACAGCGCAAAGCAGCGCAGGCGGACGAAATGTTTTCCCGTCTTGTGGCTGAAATGCAGAGCGCTCAAGGTATTGAGAAAGTAAACCAATTTACAAAAACGATGGAGTTACCAAAATGGCTGTGATTGACCAATGTGTTACCGATAAATTCGCTGTTTATAACGGCGATTGCGTTGAGGTTATGCAATCGTTACCCGATGCAAGTATTCACCTATCAATCTATTCGCCTCCGTTTGGTGGGCTGTATCACTACTCAAGTAACGAGCGCGACTTGTCAAACTGCGACGACTACGACGAGTTTTTTAAACACTACGCTTTTGTGGTTAAAGAATTGGCGCGGATTACTGTACCGGGTCGTATTACCGCAGTGCATTGCATGGATGTGCCACGGTCAAACAGCGGGACTGATAGCTATATCGACTTTCCGGGCGACATCATTCGATTGCATGAGGCGAACGGATGGAAGTACGCCGGACGCCGCATGATTTGGAAAGAGCCTTTAGCTGTGCGCCTTCGCACAATGCAAAAAAACCTGGCACATGCTTCGTTGGTTGCTGATTCGCTTGATTGTGGCGTTGCTGCTGGAGATCAGTTGCTAACATTCCGCCGCGTTGGTAAAAATCCGATTCCCGTAGAACATCCAAACGGGCTATTAGAATACGCTGGCGAACGCTTAATGCCTTCTGAGTTGTTCGCCTATCGCGGATGGAAGGGTAAACAAACAGAAAACCGCTTCTCGCATTGGATATGGCGTCAATACGCTGATTGCATGTGGGACGATATACGCATGAATCGGGTATTGCCATACCGAGAGGCGCGAGATAGTGAGGATGAGAAGCACGTTCACCCTTTGCAGCTAGATGTTATCGACCGCTGCGTTGTTTTGTTTAGCAATCCAGGCGAGAACGTTTTCACTCCGTTTATGGGCGTTGGCTCAGAAGTTTTCTCCCCTGTCTCATTAGGTCGCCGTGGCATTGGCGCAGAGCTTAAGCCCAGCTACTACCGGCAAGCCGTGAAAAACGTAAAGATGGCCGCTGCTGGTCAAAAAGACGTGCAAGAAAACGAGGAGTTATTTGCCGACGAAACGACAGAAGAAACGGAAGAATGACCCGCCGCCGTTCGCTGACTGATAGCCAGGTGCGTGAGATAAGATCCGCGCATCTGGCCTACATCAGAGGCAGAGGTTATAAGTCGCTGGCAATGCGGTACGGTGTCGGCGCTTCGACGATTCGTGATGTGATAACGTTTAGGAGTTACAGATGGGTGATTTGAGCGAGCAAGACAAAGAGCGGTCGGAGTTTGAGGCGTGGGCAAAAACGATGGCTGATGGCGAAGGCGTCGAATATCTTGATTTGGGTAGTGACTGGGCATTTTCATACTACGACGATCAAACCAATCTGGCGTTCGACTCATGGCAAGCCAGCGCAGCCCGTCACACCGCGCGGATTGCAGAGCTTGAGGCGGAGGTGGTGCGGTTGAAGGTTGATGCTGATCGGTATCAGTTTTTGCGAAACGTCGATTTTTTAAGCGGGGAAGAGTTAAAAAAACCATTTATCCATGCATCTGAGATGGACGGTCATTTTTGGGGGCTGCACGGAGAAATCGCTGATAACAAAATTGACGAAGCAATGAAAGGTGGTGCGTGATGGATAAGCTTCTATGCCCAAACTGCGAAAGCGACCAGGTGACGTTGGCGCACATTCAGACATTCATGGCTAACACCGGGGAGCATTACTGCCACAGCGTAAAGACGCAAGACAGCGATTCCCCGGCGCACTGCCTTGAATGCGAATGGACGGGGGAACATAAAGACCTTGTAGAGATGAAAGGCGGTGCGTGATGGCAAAACAAAAACCAATGCCGCTGATTGCCCGATTGGCAATGATGGCGTCACCACGGCAGGCAATTTTAACGCTGAAAAATCGTGGAAGGCTGATCGATGTTGACGGGTGCGCATTGATGGCATTTGCCAAAATAGCCGAGTTAGTCGCAACACGTAACGGGTACACGATAACCGCAGAGCCGGTGCGCAACCTACTTAGCCAAGTGGACAATAACAGCGTGGATGAGGAGGCGATAGACGAAGCGCACGACATGATCGAGGCGGCGGGGATTATGTTCGGCATTGTTTCCGGGGACGAGTGGCAAAAAGCGATCCGTGACATTCAGATAGCTGTTGAGCTGGACGCGATACATGACTAAGTATAAAAATAAACCACAAGACGGGTATGCAAGCGGCAAAGAGGCTCGCCGAGGCGTAACGCTGGAAGTATTGCAGCGAGATGGGCGAATATCAAACCTACGTGAGCAGGTACGGTACGAGGTCATACCGAAACAGCAGGGAGAGCGAGCTACGGCATACATAGCCGACTTTGTTTACACGGACGAGCGCGGCGATACAGTCGTGGAGGATGTGAAGTCGGATGTGACACGCAAGCTGCCAGCCTACATCATGAAACGCAAGCTAATGCTACTGGTTCACGGTATTAAGATTGTTGAAGTGTAACCGACGAACGGTAATTGACGGCCCGAACAAACGCCGGTATAGTTCAGCTCATGGGATGCAGACACGCAAACCGCCGCGCCTCGGGAATCAGGGGCTGGAGATTGAAATGATTGCTTATAACTTGTTTGGCCGCGTAAATAAAAATGGCGATATTGATGTTTTCGAGGAGGACGGGTCAGCAGCGACTTGTATTGATGCTAACGTCTACCCGGTGGGATCTTCGTTATCAGCTCGCTGGAAACACCCGCTTGGAATTGTTTTGACCGTTGAAGATGCTAAAAAAATAGGGTTGCCAATTGATGAGTAATCATCCAAACAGGGGCCACGGCCCCTCCAAAAATCCAACAGTCGCAGAAATCAAGGCGGCTCGTGAGGTCGCCGGTCTGTCTCAAGCGGCATCTGCGGCGCTAGTGTACCGATCTACACGCAACTGGGAACAGTGGGAACAGGGCGGAGACAACGCGCGGCGGATGTGTCCTGCAATATTCGAGCTGTATTTGATTAAAACCGGACAAATGAAGGTGAAAAAACATGTTTAATACAACAATTGAGTACCTCGGTAAAAAATTCGATGTTGATTACGAAGTGACCGAAGACCGCAACGGCGATGATGAAATTCAAATCGAGTCTATCAAGTTCTGCGGCGATGAGATGATTGAGTTTTTGGAGTGTGTTTATACTGTTACAGGTTTGACGGTGACTGAAGAATTTGACGAGTTAGTATATCAACAGCACAAAGAACCATCGCCAGAATACGACAGCACCCAAGTGGAGGATGAATAAAATGAACAAACACGCAGCCCTAACAAACCTACGCCGTAGCATTGCAGGCTTACAGCAATTGGCGGATGATATGCAAAAGAGTATCGATGCGGACGAGTGTAAATCGCTGGTTGATTCACACCCTGAAAACGTGCCGACGCTTGAACAAATGCGGCGAACGATTCGTGATAGTTTCGGATTAACCGAGTTTCCGCAGTTGATTAAATGATCCATTCCGCCGGTTAGCATGTATTGCACATGCGGCTATTCGGCGGTGTCGCGGTGGCTAAAATCACGCGCGGCTTTTCTCCTTCCCCTGTAGATCACCACAGGTATGAAACATATGGCAATGTAATGTGCAGCGCCTGGCAGCTGGAAAGACAGCACCTACACAAAGAGCCCCTATGGTCGGTTCGATTCCGATTACGCCTTACTAGCGATGGATAATAGGGGCTCTCTGTGTTGGTTAAGCGCACAGCGTAGGGACGGGGGTTCCTATCTTCCCAATTCAACAAAATCATAAAATTGGCGTAATATACCTATATGGCCAAAAAGAAAAATCCATCAAAACTTAACATGCAGCAGACGATATTCGTAATTGAATACGTCAAAAGCAGAAATGCTACTCAAGCTGCTATCAAGGCCGGATACTCCGACAAGACTGCCGCATCAGCAGGTTATCGACTGTTGAGAAATGTTTATATCCAAGCAGAGATTGAAAGACGGCTAGATGATCTTGCTGCCGCGGCCAATGTTACCGTCGAGCGCGTGCTAAAAGAACGTGCCAGAATCGCATTTTTTGACCCGCGCAATCTGTTTGACGATACCGGCGCGCCAATACCCGTTCAATCACTAGACGATGATTCGGCTGCTGCTATTGCCGGCCTTGATGTGGTTACACAAGGCGGGACAGATGGCGCGGCAGGTGTGGTGATGAAGATTAAAATAGCCGACAAGAACGCGGCACTCACTGCGCTTGAAAAACACCTAGGCATGTATCGTGATGAGGTAGAGAAAAACCCAACGTTCAACATCCACATGCATCTGTAAGGACAACATGAATATTAAAAACATCAGCATCACCCGCGCATTGACACTGGACGGATGGAAACTTGAGATCGAGGTGGGCGCGTTTCAATACACTGGCGTATTCGAGGATATGCAGACGTTCATCATGGCAGTGTCAGAGGCGGTCAAGTTCTTTGCTGTTCGACATAACCTATTGAGAGCGAAAGACGCCGGGTTAAGCCGCGTAATACTTCCGGGAGATGGTAAAACAGTGTTGCCCGGTGATGTGAAGCGATGAGTGAGGATGTAAACGCCCAAGCGCGGCATTATTACCCGCCCGGCCCAGTAGGTCGCGACTTTATCAAGTCCGATGCGTTTGTGGCTGGTATTCGCGGCCCAATTGGATCAGGCAAAACCGTCTGTTGTGTAATGAAGCTGATCCGCAACATGCAGAAGCAAGTCAGGCTGTCCGATGGATGGATCAAACGCCGTACAGCTATCATCCGCAACACATACCCAGAACTACGCACCACGACTATCAAGAGCTGGCATCAGTGGGTGCCACAGTCTATCGGTAATTACGTAGATTCAGGTTTGCCGCGCCATCACATTATCGACCAAGTAAACAAGGTTGACTGGGAAGTGTTGTTCATCGCACTAGATCGACCTGATGATGTGCGCAAGCTGCTATCACTTGAACTATCAGACGCATGGATCAACGAGGCACGCGAGGTGCCCAAAGCTATTCTTGATGGACTTACTGGCCGTGTAGGTCGTTACCCACGGCGGGAAGAGGGCGGCTGCACTGACCCGCAGATTATCCTCGACACAAATCCACCTGATACAGATCATTGGTGGTATCGGTTGGCAGAAGATCCAACGCCAGAAGATGTCGATGCAACGCTTGAGCTAGAGCGCCAGTTAAGAGAGATTGGCGGACTGCGACAAGATCAGCGATTGTACGAGTTCAGAGCGCAGCCGGGTGGCGAAGATCCAAAAGCAGAGAATATCAAAAACCTGCCGCCCGGTTATTACCTGAAGGCCAAGGCAAACAAGAAGCCCGAGTGGGTTAGAGTCTACGTTGATGGGCAATATGGCTTCGTATTGGATGGCCGACCTGTATATTCTGAATACCGCGACAACATCCATTGCCGTGAGTTCTCGGCTAATCCACGTATTCCGCTAGACATCGGCATGGACTTTGGTCTAACTCCAGCCGCCGTATTTGCGCAACAGATGCCCAATGGTCAATGGCGCAAGCATTCAGAGCTTGTTACGGAGAACATGGGTATTGTCAGATTTGCAGAGCTGTTCAAGAACCATCTGGCGCAGATGTACCCAGGATTTGTAATTAGATCCATTACAGGCGACCCGGCTGGCGATGCACGTGGAGACGATGAGCGAACTACGTTTGATATACTCAAAGGTGCAGGAGTCATGGCAAGACCCGCCAACACGAATGATCCAGTTCTGCGAGTTGAGGCAGTTTCAGCCGCTATGCGCAGGCTAATTGATGGCGAGCCCGGTTTATTGGTTCATCCACAATGCCGCATGTTGCGCAAAGGGTATGCTGGGGGCTACAATTACAAGCGATTAAAGGTGTCTGGTCAAGATCGGTTTACAGACAAACCAGACAAGAACATGTTCTCTCACGTTGCCGATGCTGACCAGTACATTATGATAGGTTGCGGCGAGGGCAAGTCAATAGTACGACAAGAACACAGGCCGGACCGCGCGGCGTTCGCGGTGTCAGATTATCAGATAGGTATCTAGCACATGAGCGGTTTACTAATGCCGAAAGCTCCAAAGGCTCCGCCTCCACCGGCTCCACCTCCACCGGCTCCAAGCTATGACAACGCCGAGGCAGCGGCCCAAAATTCATTGGATATTCTAAGACGCCGCAAGGGTCAAGCATCTACGGTGCTGGCCGGTGGTGACGTAATAAGCGCGGCAACATCTACAAGTCAGGCGTCACGCCTGCTAGGGAGTTAAAAGCATGGCAATTAATGGATTGGTTCACAAGCACTCAACAGTCGGCGTGATGGACTCTGCTGGGGTGTTTATCCCTGTTGATTCGATGGCGCAAACGATGACCTATAACGGCCCAGGCGCTACAGTAGACACAATCACCGCAACTGATGGTACGAACTCATGGCGGCAAACGTTTACCTATACTGGCGCGAACATAACCGGCATCAGCGCATGGATTAAACTGTAATGAGCCCGTCAGAGTTCTATAAATGGCTTAATGTGTTTGGGGTTCGGCCAAACGGGTACGGGAAAACCGTTGTTTCGTGCGGTATCCCTGTTATTGTAGTTCCTACGGGCACTATCGACGGTGCTGGCAATATCACTCTCGGAACGGCGCTTGCTGTAACCTACTCAAATGCATGGATTTACCTGCCTGCTGGCGCTATTTCCGGTGGATCGGCTGGCTTGTATTTTGCCAAGTTCACGACTACGACAGTCGGTATTGTTTACACCAACTACAATGCAGGAACGTTGTTTACACCCAATATCCCTACGGCTCCAGTGGCCGCTGTTGGCGTTGGTGCTTACACACAAACAACGGCGGCGGATTTATCGCTGATTGCCGTGACGATTCCAGGCGGGTCAATGGGGTTATGTGGTGGTGTAGAGGTCAAGGCCGGGTGGTCTGCACTTAATAATGCCAATGCAAAGACTCTGAAGTATAATTTTGCGGGCGTATCATTTGGTGGTGGCGCAATTAGCCTGGCAGGGATTACCGGCGCGTGGTTAGTGCGTGGGTTTTATAATCGTGGTGTGGCTAATGCTCAGATTGCATTAGCATCTAGCTCCATCGGGTCATATGGATCAGCAGGATCAATCGCAATGGCAATAAGTACATCGGTTGATCAGGTTGTCTCATTGACTGCAAATCTAGCAGTAGCGACAGATTATGTGGTCTTGGAATCATTAAATATAACGACAACAGCAGGCTAAATCCTACTAATACGATAATCCAAAGGTAAAAAATGGGGATAGCATCCATTGCAGTACAGCTAAAAGGCATGTTTGGGTTTCTATCCGGCAGCAGCAATGGTTCTGTCTTTAGCGGAATTACCTATAATGGAAAAAAAATACTACCTACGTCATTCTCTCTTAAAGTCGCTTTAGGTGTAATCGGACAGTCTAACGAACAAGGGGCCGTCCTCTATCAAGATTCTTTAGGTGTATGGCAAAAGGCCAGCGTTGCCGCCCCCTCTCAAGGCATAACCGAACCTGCCCTGCTGAACAAAGCTGGATTTGGCTCAATGTTTATCCCATTGACTGAATTACTAGCTCAAGATGGTATCGCGGTTGAGCTACATAATGGCGCGGTTGGTGGCACGTCTTATGTTTATGACTGGTGCGGCGACATCAAGATGAACGGGCGAACGAACTCAACGGCCTATCGTGGTAAGCGGGTTAGCACGACCAACGGCGACCCCGGCCACAGGGGGGATCAGATTTTCGTTAATGGTGCGGTGTGGGAAGCGACCACCGGCAATAGCCATTTAGTTTTCTATAACAGCGCAACCGCTTCGCCAACATATGGCGGAGTTTCCTATTATTCCGATCCGGGATCTATTGTAAAAAATACTAGCCTAGTAACAGCAGGAACGCCGCCTACTTTCCCCGGTTCTCCTATTGTTGGTGATGCTGTTGTTGATGGCTCAATCACGTGGACGTGCCTTACCGTTGGAGCAAAGACAACAGATGCGGGTAACATTCATGTATTACGCAACACGGAGGACGGTTTCGACCCTTATTACATGTGTCAACGGGTGCGCGATAGCCTAATGACGTCTAGTGTCTCGGCTTCTAAAAAGTTCGTTTATATGCAGAATGGTCAAGCAGACGCAGGGGCAGCCGCTGCGGTATATCAAATGGCAATGCGGATGCTGGGCCAGTATTTTGGCATATCACCGTATTTGATTACGCCAATATTTGGTCTATCAATTTATTACCCATCGCAACTACAAGCCGATTGGGATACGCTAGAAACGGTGCTATCTGGCAGCGGTTTGGCTGGATCGCCTAATTACGCAACCTCTGGGCTTACCACTGCTATCACGAGCGGTGGCTTTCATTTAGCTACGCCTGGAAACGCAATAACTAGTTTTGGGTTTTACTACGGGCAGTCTTTATACCGTTCGTTTGGGATAACGACTACGTCAATGCTTCAGCCATCTAGTCCACATGTTACTATTGACGGGATGTATCAATGTGCCTATGCGTTGTACCCAACACTAAGCAAAATACTTAGGAACTCAGCCACATGATAGACGAACGCGCCGAGAAGTGTTTACGGTTACAGTCAGAACTGGAATCAGGCCGGTCTGTGTTTGAGGCGCACTGGTCTGAAATCGCAGAGCGCATCCGCCCAAGCTACAACGGCTTTCAGCGCCAAATGAACCCCGGCGAGAAGAACAACGACCGGGTGTTTGATTCTACTGGCGCATTGGCTCTTCCAAAGTTTGCCAGCGCTGTAATTTCGATGTCATTCCCTGCAACACAGACCTACCACAAGCTTCAGTCACACAATGGCGCAAACAATAACAATATTGAAATCAATCGCTATCTGGAATCGGTAAACGCGCTGCTATTTCGTGTGCGATATGGCAATAAATCAAACTTTCAGGCGCAATCATGTGAAGTCGTGTTGGATGTCGGTGCTTTCGGGACTGGCGTGCTGTTTACTGACGACTATCTAGGAAAAGGCATTCGATACAAGGCCATCCCGTTGTATCAGGTCTACATGACTGAAGACGCCTACGGGGTGGTAAATACGCTTCATCGTAAATTTGAGTACACGGCATCACAAGCGGCTGGCGTTTGGGGTGTCGATGCGCTTCCAGAATGTATGCAGCAAGCGTTAAACACCAATAATCAGGAGAAATTCGAGATTATTCACGCGGTTTACCCAAATCCAGACATTAAAAAGGGCCGCAAAGACTTCTCGGGTATGGCTTACTCAAGCCTGTATATCTGCAATAAGACGCGGATGGTTATCAGCGAGGGTGGATACAGAGTATTTCCTTACTCCGTTGTCAGGTTTGAGACGGCCCCTAATGAGGTCTACGGGCGATCACCTGCGATGGCCGTGCTGCCAACGATCAAAACCGCTAACGAGATGATGAAAACAACCATCAGAGCGGCTCAAAACGTTGTGGCACCGCCAATTATGCTGACCGATGACGCCAGCCTGCAAGCGTTCAACATGCGATCTAACGCCCTGAACTATGGCTACGTTGATTCAAATGGCCGCGCGATGGCCGTACCATTCGAGACTCGTGCGCAGGTTAATATTGGCGTTGATTTGATGAATCGCCAGTCTGAAATCATCAACGATGCGTTTTATATCACCCTGTTTCGCATTCTGGTAAACGAACCGCAGATTACTGCGACACAAGCCATGCTACGGGCTCAAGAAAAGGGCGAATTACTAGCTCCAACAATGGGGCGCATTCAGTCTGACATGCTTGGGCCTATGGTCGAGCGTGAGATTGATATTCTATCTGCTGCTGGTGAGCTTCCTCCGATGCCGCAAGAGCTAATAGACATGGGTGGCGAGTTCAAGATTGAGTACAAATCACCGCTTAACCAAGCACAAAGAGCGTCTGAAGGTGTGGCAATCATGAATACCTTCCAAGCTCTGGCCCCATTAGCACAAAATGACCCAGGCGTGATGGATGTATTCGACATGGAAGCAGCTGCAAGACTAATAGCAGACATTAACGGAATGCCCGCTGCTGTTATGCGCAGCAAAGAAGAAGTAGCGGCCATCAAGGAAAACGCAAGACAAGAGCAGCAAGCGGCGCAGATGTTACAAGCAGCACCACTGGCGGCAAGTTCGGCAAAAGATTTTATGCAGGCTCAAGCACTCGCCCAACAAGGTGGGATGCAATCACCACTATAGGGGTTTAACATGGCAAAAGCAAAACCAAGCGATACCGTATCAGTTGAAGAAGCTAAGGCGATGTTTGAAGAAAACCCAGGATTAGATTCAGTATTCTCCGAGTCTGGTATCTTATTCCGCAATGGCCTTACATCTGCATTACCGGAT